ATACTAAGCAACTTTTGGAGCTTGGTATCGGATTCGAACCGATGATTAACCAACGATGTAACTCTTATCTTACTACAGATTTGCAGTGCGTACCGGACTCGAACCGGCGACCATGTGAGTGACAGTCACATATTCTAACCAACTGAACTAACGCACTAATTATATTTTTATACTTGCATAATTATTTGATGTATATTGAGTAAACCAAAAGAATAAAAAATTATTACTTTTACAATATTCAATTAATTTTTCCTTTTTAATTTTTGATGTTTCAATATAATTTTTCCATTTTTGTTGCATATATGACGTCACTTTTTCAGATTTACATTCAACAATATAAATACCTTCAGCAGTTGTAATTTTAAAGTCTGGCAAAAATACATGTATTTCATTATTATATTTGTAATCAATTTTTATATTTGCTCTATTTATGTCTAAAACATCATAATTATTAACAAAAAAATCTAATCCTGCATATTCTAATTTTGAATCACATTTAATTATTTTATCTTTAAATTTATATTCACATTTTATTCCTGAGCCATTTACAATTCCATTTTCAATGTTTTTAATTCTTGCATTAGATAAAATTTCCTTTAATTTGCTATTTGTTTTAAATTTTAAAGAAACTCCGCATTTTCTAGAACACGTTTTAATGTGTCTTTTATACCATTTTACTTTAAATATTTTTTTACACTCAGGGCAAATTTTTTCAACATCTCCATGACCACTACCCAATAGTTTTTTACTTACAGATTTATTTATAGTTGATCGTTTTTCCCTTGTACTAAATCCCCTTGCACATTTTTTTGAACAAAATCTTCCTGAACCATAAGAACCATTATGCTCAATATTACAATTTTCACAAACTTTCATCTTTTTATTTTATATACATAGATAGACTAAAGGTTTTTGAACTAATAACTTTATGTTTAGTTTTGTTCTCCTGACGGGAGTCGAACCCGCATAGCCCACTTTAAGAGAGTGTACCGGATGCCTTTACGGATACAGGAGAGTGATCGTGGACCGTAAGGGATTCCAACCCTTGACCTCCTGAGTGCAAATCAGGCGCTCTAGGCAACTGAGCTAACAGCCCGAATTTCCTATAGGCATTAACCGCCGTCTCTATGCGCGGTATCTTTCCATTTTAAGAGTCTCCTATAGAATTTTTGGCAGGGGTACTAGGATTCGAACCCAGAACATTTCTTTTGGAGAGAAACATGTTACCATTACACCATACCCCTATTTGGCGGTCCCAAAGGGATTCGAACCCTCCTGTCAGATTTCTCTGTTCCGGGGTGACAACCCGGCGGCCACGCCAAGCAGCCCCTGAGACCATTTAAGAGAGAAAATCGGTAGGGAACGAGGCGGATTTGAACCGCGGACATTGTTTAACAGACAATTACTGAACCATTCAGTGCGAAGTAACCCTGATCCATTACTACTCTTAGAGCGGATGATGAGAATCGAACTCACATTTCCAGCTTGGAAGGCTGGAACACTAGCCATTGTGCTACACCCGCATTGTGCACCTGAAGGGACTCGAACCCCCAACCCGCTGGTTAAAAGCCAGCTGCTCTCGCCTTACGGCTCGCCATTTAGAGCTACAGGTGCAATTGCCAGCATGTCAAAGAACATGATCTTTTCAGATCGGTGTTGTGGGGGAGATCGGGATCGAACCGATGACCTCTGGATTTTCAGTCCAGCGCTCTACGCGATTGCTCCATCTGAGCTACTCCCCCAATTGGTGTGGTAAGAGGCAGGATCGAACTGCCGACACATGGATTTTCAGTCCATTGCTCTACCAACTGAGCTACCTCACCAAATATTTTAAAGAACAAAAAAAGCGGGAATCTCTTTTGAAGTTCCCGCTTTATATAAAGTCCTAACTATTTCTAGTCTTACTCTACTCTTTCAAGCGGGCAACTTCCTCCGTCTTTATCGGCTGCTCTATTAAAGCCAAACCAATTCACGAAATTATCCATATTTCCACGCCTTTTCATTGAAAGTAGTATTTATTAAGTTTCTCTATATATTACTGCAAATATCAAAAAAGTTTTAACTTATTGTAAAAAATTCCGGGAAAATTGTTAAGAGGTTGTTTCAGTTTCTGATTTATAGGATCGGACGAAGTAACTCTTATCTTACCACGGTATCTTTTTATGGTGCAAATATACTAAAAGTTTTCTTATAAAAAAATATTTTCCGTTAAAAAATCGTTAAGATTGGATTCCTATATCAAGGAATCGTCCGTTCTCAATCCTAATATTTTTTGGATCTCTTGATGGAATTCTTTTAAACAAGCTAATTTTGCAATATTTTCATCAAAAGTACTTCCCCATTCTTCAATATAAACCGGTGAATATTTTCTAGAAAGAACATTTCCTTTATTATCTGTTTTCTTAAATCCCTCTAGATAATCTTTACACATTCGCAGAGGACTCCTATTAATAGCAAAGGAATGAAGTGTGCTATTAGGATTTTCATCTTCTTCTCCTGATCCTTGAATAATTTGATTTCTATATTCGTCGTCTCTAAAAGCTCTTTTTAATTCATCGATATTATTAAATCTTCCATTTGAAAGTTTATCAATATGATTCAGGAAAAAATTAGCACATTCTCGTACCGTTTTGAAACTTCTTCTATATCTAATACCAACCCCCATAGAATCTTTAGGGTCCGCACCTCTTTCAAAATTTAATGATTCATATATGAATTTGGCTTTCATCCTTGATATTCCTGAGCAAACCCCTCATTGAGAAGTTTCTGATTTATATTAACCCCTTCATAAAATATTTCAACAAGCCAACGGCCATACTTATCAGAATCATCTTTATAAGTTTTAATAGTAACTTCACTTTCTAAAGGAATCCAGCTTCTTAAAGTATCCCTGGATATAATTCCCTGTGGTTTTTCTACTCCAGTAACTTCAGGAGCATTTATTCCTAAAAGTCTGCAAGATTGACTATGAATCCATGTATAAAATCCTAGATCAATATCTAAAGTAACGGTGTCAGCATCATAGATTTTTCTGACAATAGCTTTATATTCGTACATTATTTTATATAAATTTTTTGATCAATGCCTTCTAAACTATAAATATTATTTTCCATATCAGCAAAAATAATATTGACAGCTCCAAATTTTTCCCCAAAATCACCTGAATCCATTACATCTTGAACCCGAATTGTAAATTCACCTCTTTTTGTTTCCCGATTTTTGGTTATTCCCATATCTTTATCAAAAGACGGAAGGGATTTAAGTTTTGCGGTTATAGTTTTGCCAACAAAAGTTTTTCGAAGAAATTGAGTCCATTCTCTCTTAGCTTCTTCTTTTTTTTCTTTTATGCTTTCCAAATATTCATTCTCCCTTTTCGTATAAAGAGAAGATATTTGAATTCCTCCAATATCCATGGAAGCTTTGGGACTTCTTCCTCTCTCAAAATGTTGAGCTTCGAAGACTTTTTTAGCTTGCATATAAAGGTTTTCTTTATTTATCCGCTAATTTTCGATATAAATAAATTCTTTGCCTTCATAATTTCTTAAACGAACTTTATTTCCTTCTTGCCCCATATAATATTCTGGGAGGAGTGGGATTTTTCCCCCACCACCAGGAGCATCCACAACAAATTGAGGAACCGCATATCCCGTTGTCCATCCTCGGAGCCCCTGAATCATTTCAATTCCTTTGCTTACTTTTGTTCGAAAATGGCTTGTCCCGGGTACGAGGTCGCATGCGTATATGTAATATGGCCTAACCCTTATTTTAAGTAACCCATGCATAAGTGCCTTCATTGTAGGAACATCATCGTTTACTCCTTTAAGAAGAACTGTTTGAGAACCAAGCGGAATACCTGCATCAGCGAGTCTTTCGCAAGCTTGTTTTACTTCTGGGGTTAATTCATCCGGATGGCTAAAATGAATGCTAATAAACAATGGATGATATTTCTTAAGCATTGAACATAACTCCGGAGTTATTCTTTGAGGGAGAACTACTGGAATTTTAGTTCCGATTCTTAGAAATTCTACATGTTCTATTTCTCTTACGGATTTAAGGAGATATTCAATAGAATCATTATCCATAGTTAATAAATCACCGCCAGACAAAAGTACATCCCGAACTTCTGTATGCTGACGAATATATTCGATAGCTTTGTCCCACATTTTCTTGTTGATTTCTGAATGAGAAACCATGTGAGAACGAGTACAATATCTACAATAGGATGAACAAAAATCCGTAGTTAAAAATAAAACTCGGTCGGGGTATCTATGAACAAGATTAGGTAACGGACTATATTGTTCTTCATGAAGGGAATCTGATTCTTCATTTTCAGTAACAATAAGTTCTTCTTTAGATGGTACAACACAACGTCCTATAGGACCTTTTGGATCACTAATTGTACTTGCGTAATAAGGAGTAATTCGAAGCGGTAAATTTATATCCTCAGAAACTTCATAATCAGAAGAACCAAAAATCCTAGAAAGCTCTTCATAGGAAGTGATACTGTTTCTGATTTGCCATTTCCAGTCCCCCCATTCTTCTGGGGTTATGTTTGGATAAAATTTATTTTTGAATACCTGTGATTGGGTTGAGCAGACGAGAGGGGGTTCATCGGCAGATTCAATTTGCTCTGATTGAAACTGCCTCTCTTTAGAGGAATCTTTTTCTTCCATTTAATGTTTTACTTCTACCTTTCAATAACTATTTTAGTTAAAAAATTTGTTGTATTTATCCAATTATATGTTTGGTTTTTTGTGGGGTTTTGTACGAAAAATTCTTTTAAAAATAGAGGGTTTTTTGTACTTTAAATCAACATAAAAAGTTCCTCCGAAGCCTTCAGAAACAAATTTAAAAGACCGTTTATTCCTAATTCCAATTTTCAAAGAATCCTTAGGATCTACCCCCTTTCAAAATGAATGGATTCATGTATTTTTTTTAAATATATCAAAATGTTTTTGTATTTTACCTAAGTACCCATCATTTAAATTATTTGTACAATGCATTCCGATATAATATCGGTTAGAAGGAATACAGGTGGTTTTATAGAGAAAATAAAATTTTGACATATAGATTTTATATATCTTTGCACCATGCG